CATAGACTTCAGGAAAGCCTGGACGGGTGATAAATTAGATATGATAATGGCCAACTTCAAGGAAAGCACAGAACAAAAAGAAACAACTGTCGAGGAAGAACCAAAATCAAAAGCAAAGAAAACTGAAATTAAAGAAGAGGACAACGCGGAATAATGATTGATTTCACACACGAGGACATCGAGCGTTTATGGAACTCCATATCTCACTATGTACCCGAAAGGTCTAAACTAGATGCGGCAATTGATTTCATCAAAAGCCTCGACGACATAGGTATCGAACACGACGAAATAAAAGCATCTGGCGAGTTTGACCCAAAACTGGAGGAAGCGATCAACACGGTGTTCGAGGAAGAGGAAGACCTAGACGAATCATACGACGACGGCTACAGCGAGGACTAATGATAAACTGGTACAGTGAAGTAAGCAGGAGCCTGGAAAAGATTCCTGATTGCGTGGCGTACTTTGACAAGGAACTGCTGGAAGCAAGGAAACAGTGCAAGATATATGGCAACCTCGAAAGAGCATCAGCGTCTTTGCCTGGTATCGTGGAGGAGAGATTCGGCCAACTACAACAACTGGAAGCCATACTAGAATACCTTAACATAGAACTGAGACGTCTCAGATCAAAAACATTCCGTAAATTCTTAGAAAACTACAACAGGGCACTGTCCAGCAGAGATGCTGAAAAGTATGTGGATGGTGAGGACGATGTTGTGGACCTTACTAAAATTGTAAACGACTTTGCACTACTGCGTAACCAATGGTTAGGCATAACCAAAGGACTAGACCAAAAACAATGGCAGATAACCAACATCGTGAAACTGAGGGTGGCGGGAATGGAAGATGCCGACATCAAATAACAGAATAATACTCACGGACGTTGACGGTGTGTTGCTAGAATGGGAAAACCATTTCACCAAATGGATGTTGCAGAAATCATACTTCGACGAACAGGGAAACCGATACCATCCCTACAAACTACTGCCCGACAAACAGAACACATACGAGATGGCGGAAAGGTTTGGTGTGACCAAAGATCATATCAGGGCACTGATCAGGGAATTCAACAGGAGTGCCTGGATGGGCACACAGAGACCTATGTTGGACTCGCAGACCTGGGTCAAGTTGTTGTCCGCGGAAGGCTGGACGTTCATACCCATAACATCACAGACATCAGACATACCAGCACAGCAGTTGCGTAAGCGGAGACTGGGGGAACTGTTTGGGGATCATGTGTTCACAAATTACCATATCCTGGGTACGGGTGCCGACAAAGATTCAGCATTAGCGGAGTTTCATGATACCGGACTGTATTGGGTCGAGGACAAGCCAAACAACGCTGTCGCCGGGCTCAAATACGGTTTAAAGCCCATATTAATCGACCACCCATACAATCAAGACTTTGATCATCCTAACATTACCAGAGTAAGTAATTGGAAAAATATACACAAAATTATAAGTAATGACTCTAAAAAAAAATAGTACTTTCTGCATCAGACCGTTTACTTCAATAACATCGAACTCAAACGGCACAATTAGAGCTTGTTGTAAAATAAAACCAAACAAAAGTAAATTTAAATCTGAAAAACTTTTTTCAGTACACAAAGACGGTATTAAAAAGTATTGGGCGAGTGACTATAAAAAATACCTTGAAAATCAATTTTTACAGGACAAGAAACCATCAGAATGTGTGTCATGTTGGGATGAAGAAGAAAAAAACTTAATAAGTCATCGTATTAGAGGAAACAGAGAACAAAAGTTTCTTGCTAAAACAAACTATATAAAATATTTAAAATTATTAAAAAAAGTTGACTTGCCGGAGGCTGAAGAGTACGAATGGGTTATTTCAAATCTTTGTAACTTAAAATGTCAAATGTGCAGTGGAGTACATAGTTCTAAACTTCTAGTTGAAAATCATGCTATCGGCGAAGAACTAGAAATAAAACAAAAAGAATATAACTGGTCAACCCAGACAAAACTAGATATAATTTCAAAATTAGATTTATCTGTTGTAAAAAGAATGACATTTCTAGGTGGCGAGCCATTACTAGTGCCGGAGATAGTCCAATTACTAGAAAAAATATCCAACACCATTTACGCCGAAACAATAGATCTAACAGTTGTGACAAACGGAACTGTAATAAACGATTATATTTTTTTAATTTTAGATAAACTTAAAAAATTAAAAATAGTTTTTTCTTTAGAATCAACTTCTAAACAAAACGAGTATCTTAGATATCCTAGTAAATGGGAAGAAATGAAAAAAAAATTAGATCGTTTTCAAAAATTAAAGGATACTTATTTTTATATTAACTGTGTAGTGCAGAATTTAAACATATTATATATAGACCAGCTGGTCGATTTTGCTTATTCAAGAAAAATACACTTAAACTTTACACCAATTGAAGATCCTACATACTTAAGAATAGAAATACTTCCAGTAAGTCTTTTAAAAATTGCACTTTCAAAATTAGAAAAAATTCCAAAAGATCAACACATACATTGTACAAATCTTAATAATTTAAAAAAACTACTACAGGCAATTATCAATAAAAATAAAAGTTTAGATCATAAAAATTTCGAAGAGTTTAAAAGAATAATGATTTTACGAGACAAATATAGGAAAGTTAATATAACCGACTACATGCCCGAAATTGGTAAATTAATATACAATAAGTTCGCCTAAAAATAATTAGTGTATTAATACCTTAATGTAAATACTTGTAATATGAGTTTAAAGGTTTACATAGGCTGGGATTCTCGAGAAGACATAGCATACCAAGTATGCGAGCATTCTATAAAACGTAAAGATCAAAATACCGAAGTACAACCATTAAAACAAAACGAAATGAGGGAAAAAGGTATCTATACCCGAGATATAGATAAACTAGCCACGACCGAGTTCACATTCACGAGATTTTTTGTGCCTTATCTTAACAACTATAAAGGATGGGCAGTTTTCTGTGATTGTGATTTTTTATGGAAAGTACCTGCATCAGAATTAGAAAAATATTGCGACGACACAAAGGCGGTAGTTTGTGTGCAACATGATTATACTCCAGAGGACGGATCAATAAAAATGGACGGACAAATACAGACAGCCTATCCGAGGAAGAATTGGTCAAGCATGGTGTTGTGGAATTGTTCCCATGAGAAGAATAAAATATTAACCCCGGAATTTTTAAACAAACAAACACCTAAATTTCTGCACAGGTTCTCATGGCTGGAAGATAATGAAATAGGTTCTTTGCCCCACGAATATAACTGGTTAGTGGGATGGTATAAGGAACCAAAAGATGGCAAACCTAAAATACTACACTACACCGAAGGCGGTCCGTGGTTTGACGGTTACAGGAATTGTGAATATGCAGATGACTGGAAGAAGGAAGTAATCAATTTATTTTCGGCATAATGAATTGGGAGAAAATAAAACCAAATCATTACTTCAAAGAGCCTGTAGAACACGTGTACGCTTCCACGTTGTACGACATAAAAGATTATGACAAATTATACGAGAATCAAAACAATTTCACACACCCAGCATGGCAAGAGTTTGACATGAAGTACAAAGTGGGTTTTCAATTCCATGACGACCTCAGGGAAATAAACACCAACAAAGAGATAATCTGTTTATGGTTCTACAAGGAGAGAAGTGATCGTAGCGGTGGGGAAGATATTATATTAGCAGGAAAGAAGTTGAAGTACTTGCCCAACACGTTCCTAATAACAAAATCCAAAGATATAAAAATTTTAGAAAAACAAGACGAATACTTTCGCAGACCTTTACTGCAGATTGACATGAAAGAAAGCACTTGGACCAATATATTAGAAAGATTTCAATAATAGATCTTATCTACCTGGTCCATATTTGGTTTGTGTTCAATAACTTCGTTATTCTTAAATCCTAGATCATACATATGTTCGTCCATTTCTTTCTCGGACGGCATGTCTGGAAACTCATCTTTTTTAAGTAGATTGACTTCTTGGACAATATATTTTGCTCTTTTGAATATCGTCGGAGCGCCTTTCATGATCATTATCTCGGCACCTTGTACATCCTGTTTGATCAAGTCGAACCGAGCATCTGAACCAACCAGTTGATCGAGGGTCTGCATCTGCCTGATTTCATAGTTTTTGAAAACATTAAACACACTAGAACCTTTGGTGTAGGTGATTTTTTTCCTATTTCCTTTGTCGATCTCTCGTAGGTACATTTTAATTTCTTTGTTTGAATCACCAAGCACTGCTATATGATAATCTTGTGTCACTTTTTTTAATTTCGTCTCATGTTTTTGTCCTGCTTCTATACAAGTATATCGAGCATCTGGCCATATCGTTTTAACTTTTTTAGTCCAAAAACCATTCCACGCTCCAATGTCCAGTATTCGCGAAGGCATAAACTCGTGCTCAATTTTTAATTTTTTTAGAAACTCGTACATCATGTTCTGTAATATACTATGTCAGGCCATGTCTTAATTAATATCTTAAATCCTAGATCTTTAAGATGTTTTTCAATTTCAAGATTACTACTGCCATACTTCTTACTGTTATTGTTTAATTCAATCATGATGTATTCTATATTCTGCAACGTTTTTGATGCGCCTTTTAGAACTTCCATCTCTAGTCCCTCTACATCTATCTTCAGCATGTCAGCCTCTCCTACATCTAGAGAATCTAGTTTATTGATCTTTGTTTCGCCTTTTTCTAACAACACCCTAGTGTTCTGGGTGGCAAACTCATTGGTAAGTTTTACGAATCCGTCATCGTTACCAACTGCCTGATTGTATAATTTCACATGATTATATAGTGATAGATTCCTTGCAAGGCATTCATAATGTATTTTGTTTGGCTCGTAACAATACATTTTTTTACAATATTTTTGCATAGAAGTTGCCCACGTTCCACACCATGCTCCCACGTCAACTATTAGATTAAATTTTTTATGTTGATTGTCACACCATTTGATAAACTGATTGAGACACTTGTCCTGCATGTGAGGGGATCCGTCAACACGCCATTTTTCTATTTGTGCATCTGTAGACGGAACCCATAGTCCATTTTTCAATTTTTCAATTTTCACAATAAACCTTTGTCCATCAATATTTCAACTGCGGAACCGTTCTCAAATTCTTCTGGTGTGAACTGTTGATACGCAAGGCTATATAGCCATGGCTCCGGGCCTCCATAGTAAG